GTACCTGGATCAAAATTAAAAAAGTCATTAACCCGACTTCCCCAAACTGTTCTTGGGCGACTTTGAGAGCCACCAAACCAAAGACGACCTTCATAAAACACTACGGTTTTAGGCCATCCATACCCACCACCCCAAACGCTTACATAATCCCCTAAAATTTTCCAAGACCCTACAGCTATATTATCTGTATTAAAAAAAGGAATTTCCATATAGCAAATGACTGTTTTGCTATTGATGTACCTTACAATGCGTCCTAATCCTCCATTTCCTTCAATATACTTATTAACATCCCCAGACAAAAATTCATCTGTCTGAGAAACGCATTTTACGTTTCCCGATACAGCATCAGGGCTCAAATGGCCTGTTGGCGTGTATTCTGTTTGAACATAATCATATTTTGGAATAAAATCAAATTGTATGGTATCAACATTCCAATTCGTGTTAGACAATCTTGTTATTTTTATAGGTTGCAAGGTTTGCTCAACCAAAATCAAAGTGTCTGCATTTTGCGTCCAATTCAAATAAGGAATTTTTGAATTAAAAAGCTGAGGTGCATAAATATCAACCTGATAAACACTGTTTCGATACACAGCAATGTTAAATTCCGTTACAACCAAAAGATAAGTGTCGTCCGTGTTAAACTCAAAATTTATAAATTTAATGTTGCTTTCTGCGGCTTCTGACCAAACTTCCAACTCACGAACGCGCAACAAATTATTGGTTTCGTTTGTTGTTCCTATACGGGCAATGCGAACATATCGTGCATTGGTTTGAACCCTAGCTGTGTAATTTAAATCTGTTGCGCTTAACGTATCTGTGCGAATGTTTGTCCAAACAACACCGTCCACACTGCGCTGAAGAATAACGTTGGCAACACTGCCATAATCAGACCTTAACCCACTAACCCGAATATACCCTACACGAATAGACGCGCCAAGGTCATACTGCACAAGAACATAGGGGTTTATTGTGCTTATCGGCGTTGTGGATGAAAGGGATGTAATAAGATTGTCATCGTTGGCACTGTACGTTATGCCGCCATTAGGAGCAGTGATAATTGTTGGCGTGGCCCGTGTAACGCGCTTTAAAGCCCTGCCAACCCATTTTAACCCTGGACTGCGCTGGATACCACCTTGAGGCAGTGTAAACACGTTTAAAAGCCTTGAGGCAGCCCCATAATAAGGTTCAACATCACCCCGACTTAACATTTCAGGGTCAAGTTCACCCTTAGTCCATTTTCTTTGGTCAACTCTTAATACTGGCATAATCCAAAAAACCCACCATTTCTATATCGAGAGGAAATAATAGGGTTTCCTCTAAGGGCAATCGGTGGTTTTTGCCTAGAATCGGCTCCCACTGCACGTGCAAAAAGGCCACCTTTTCTTACAGAACGCTGATCGCCAAAAGCCTTTGTATCATAAAGACTGGCCAATTCTGCATTGTGCGTTACAGGAATTGCTATAGTCGCTGCTAAAGCATTAACCGCAAATTCCGCAAAATATCCTGGCCAAAGGTTTTCTTCCTTATAAACAGAATACTGCGCTACAACAGGATTATCATAATTGCAAAGAATTAAATCTTCCAAAATATCAAAATCTACAATAGTATCAGCATAATAACTTATAGAATCAAATATCTTAAAGATATACAATGCTTGATCGGGACGCACATATTGAAATTTATATTCATTTAATGGGTCCGTTGTATATTGCTCTAATGTGACTTTTTTGGTCGCAAAAGACCAAGGATACAAACTAAACATATTGCGGATAAACTGATCGTAATGATCGTTTATAATGTTGGCTTCGTTTGTTCCCTCATCAAAACTTAAAATAGTGTTGGCTCCCAAAAGGGATAGGGCTTGCGATGCGATACTTTCACGCGAACTCATAACAAGCCCAAATTATTAAGTGTTTGTTAAACCAATAGATGATCCGTCCGATAAATCCACAACACCGTTTACACTACTCAAAACAACCATGTTTTGATAACCAGAAATAGTGACACTTGCGTTTGTCTCAAAATCAGCACCTGAATAACTGGTAATAGTGACCAGATCGCCTTTTCTAAGAAGATTTGCCGCATTGTTAAAATATCCACTTGCACGACACGTGGTAATTGAATCCGCCGTGCCATAAGTGAATTGCATAGGGGCGCGACGAGCCACACCCGATGTAATAACTGATGTTCCTGAATGTTCGCCCCCAACGGAAACGAGATTTCTTGCGATATAAGCCATAAGTTCTCCTAAACTGCTTCGTCAATTAAGTATTTGTAAATTCCTTCTTTTCCAGCTTGCGTACTACCAATGCCAACGGCACCAACAGAAACAGATGCCAAAATCTGCCACGAATCTTCCCGATCAATCATAGACACTTTTGTGCGAATGTCTCTATTAAAAGCAAGACCAAGATGATTAGCAGAAACAGCAAAGTTTGTCCGCACGTTTGTACCCGAAGCAAAAGGCAAACCACCTTCTGTAGTGTCTAAGTTACCCATAACGATAAACTCAAAACCAAGATATGATTTTCCGGTTAAATCACCCGTAGACCCCATAAGAGCCATCAAAGTGTTAAAATCAGAGCTTGTAACTGCCGATGTTTGAAGGGCCGCTTTTAAACTGTTTGGATGCACAACAAAATAACGTCCTTGTTGCGGCATGTTCAATCGGTCAAAAATGTTGGCTAATTCAATCATGTTTGCCAAAGTCCAGTTTGTACCATCTGCACCCACTGAAATTGTAGCACTTGCACCAGCATTCATGGCATTGATAATAACCTGTTCAATACGGTTAATAACCGCCGCACGTGCTGCTTGGATCAAATACGATTTTAAATCGTATGTAATGCGATCCATTTCCGTGTCATCAAGCATTGTGACGGCATCAAAAACGTTAATGCTGGCAACAACGTTGCTTTGCGCCACGTCTTGCGCTTGCAATGGTCCTGCACCGATTGTTCTTTGGTTGGTGGTCATTAAGCCAATACGGTTAAAAGTTGTCGTAGAACCAACAACATTTGTACGCACTTGGCATAATTTTCTTAGTTTTGATTCCTCTAACGTTGCATCAAGTTTTGTTTTAAGGTCAAACTCAATGGCAAAGTTATTTGCCTGTTGTAAAGATGACATAAGTCCCTCTCGTTAAATTGATTTTTTCACGATCAACGAGAGGGCTATTTTTTTACTAGGGGCAAAACTGCGGGCCTAAAAATAGGTCGTTTTTTTATCAAATATAACAACAAACCTATTTTGTAAACATTTATTTTGATGCCCTTTTCTTTTGTTCCCCATATCTTTCCACCATGCGCTGTGTTTCTTCATAAAAAGCAGAATTGGTGGCGTTTCTTCGATCATTTAATCTTTCCATTAAGGAATCTTCCGTAACAACACCAAACGATGATGGTTTTGCATTAAAATCAGAAACCCGAGATGTTTCACCAAACATTTTGGTAAACATTTTATTAAGAATCATGATCCCATCAGCAGATGCACCAAGACCGTTTTGGATCAAATCAACCTCTGATTCAGAAAACACATTTTGTCTTTTGATTGTATTAAGATGGGCTTTGACGCTTTCAATAATTCTATCCGCGCCATCACCAAGTTTTGAACGTTCTTGTTTTTTATAACTCTCTACTTCTTGTTTTTGTTGTTCAATTTCTTCTTGGGTGGGTTCTCTTTGATTTAAAACCTGTTCATATTCATGCAATTGTGGTATGATCTTTGTCATGAACACATTAAATTGTTCTTTAGACAATCCAGCCTCTAAAGCGGCTGATTTTGCCATATCCACCATATCGGCATTTAATTCTTCAACCTCTAAATCTTTCAAAACCTGTTCTTCCATTTGGAATTCATATCCTTTTGGATCATCAGGAACGTTTTGCATTCCTTTGGATAACTTTTCTCGCAATCCTTTGGCGCGTTTATCCAATTCCGAATATGATTTTAAAAGATCGTCTGTTTTAAGAGATTTTTTTTCATCATCCCAAAAATCATCGGGCACATTGTCTGGCTTAAAAATAATTTCTTGCGCCGTGGATTCTTTAATTTCCACAGAACTATCTTGAGTGCCATCCGCAATTAGACTTTCTGATAAAAGTGCTTCTTCATTCATCGTTTAAACCCTTTCCGTATTCAATAAATTTTAAGATTTCTCGGACAATGTGATTTTGTCCTTCTCTTGCAAAGGCATTGCGCTCTGCATTTTCACCGTATGCTGGATTCCAGCATGGTTGATCCAGCGTCTTTGATTTCAAAAACGCCAAAACTCTTTCTCCTTCAGGGGTGTTAAACAAACGATAAAAATCAAGGATAACTTTATGGTTTTGCTTTAACAAAGCATCCGAGTTTTCCGTTTTATTGGCTGGATTTTTTGTTTTAAATTGTAATGGATTGTTTAAATTCATATTAAACCCCTGCATTTTGCATTTGAACTTGCGCCGCTCCTTGTGCTGCCGCGTCTTGTAATTGCTGTTGTAGCTGTTGCAATTCCTGCTCGGGCAACAAAAGATTATTAGGCGCACCCAATTTTTGGAATATCCAATGCACGGTTTTGGGCAAATTTAAACTCATAGTGGAGATTTCAGGTAAAATTCCTTGAATAATAGAAAATGCTTGGCTAAAGGCTTGCACATCTTGAACAGATTGCAATCTTGATATAGGGCTTGTGATTTTAACCTTTAAAGCAAATCCATTAAGCAAATCTGCTAAACTCAAATTTGGTATTTTGCCCAATAATGGCTGCAAAACAGCATCCAAATGACCTGACGTTTGCAAAATAGACACAATTCTACGAACAGCAGGCATAACATCTTCATAATAAAGTTGCGGCAATGCTGCGCCTATATCTGTCTCAAGCTCTTTCATTCTTTCCGCAATTTCAAACGCCGTTTTAGGCTGCGCTGTTTCAGGTGGCAATCGACGATCCAGCATAATTTGGCGAATTTGATCTTTCATGCCCGTTATCATAAATTCCTGTGCCTGAAAATTTCCTACATTTGGAAAAGGCGCAATACTTGGACCATCAGGGCCACCATTGCGTTCCACAGGAAAAAATGACATGGGTTGCATAACCCAATTTGTAGGATTAAACGTATCCATACCAGCCACAGTATAAGCACCAAACGTGCTAAACGCTGCGCTTTGTTGTTCTAAAATTGTCAAAGAGTTTAACTGCCGAATATCAGATAAAGCCATTGTAAACGGACCGATCCCATAAGATTGCCCTGGAATTGTCAACCATCTCGGCGTGATTCTCATGCACTCTTTATCTGAAACCTTCAGCATACTGTGCTTTTCTGTTGGATAAATAACCTCAAAATACCATAATTTTGTCAAGTCATCCCAATAGACAACCTCAACCAATTTTATCTCGCGGTTCCCATCCTTAGAATTGCTTACGTCTTTTTCCAATTTTGCGGTTAAGTTTAATTTTCCACCATAAAGTTCTTTTAATTCACAACATTTAACCGGTTTATCGATGAATTTCATATTTATGAATCCATCCGCACGACTAACAAGTGATAATGACGTTAATGGATGGTCAATAAATAGCAATGGATTTGCCAAAGGATCAGGGTTTTTTACAATATCATAACACCCTGTGCCGATGCCAAGATCAAAATATACTCTTGGTTTTACCGCCGCATAATTGCTGGTCTCGATAAAACTAAAGATCAATTCATTTAATGCTTCCAAAGCAGTATCAAAAAGGTTCCGATATTGGTCAGGCATTCCAGGGCCTACCTCTAACTCAACCCATCGCGTAAATTGAGGCGTAAACTTTTTCGACAATGTATTGATAAAATTTACACTAGAAACAAGTGGCGTACTGTCATGCTGCAAAGTGTTGGATTCATTGGCTTCATGTGATGAATTGCCATTATAGGTGTTTTTAAATGGGTTGACGTAGTTAATCACCTCCTCAAACAAACACCTATTTTCGTCATACTCTGACTTTGCTTTTTGATATCGCTTTAAAATTGTTTCTACGTCTAACATGCTATCCTAACAGTGAATTTTGAGGGTTTAAATTTTGATTTTCTAATTTAAGAGAACCAATTTTACGAAGGTTTTTTAGACGATAGAAATTTGTGCCTGGTGTTTGACTTGGATCACCACGTGGATCACCTGGTTTAATATCTGCTGTTGTTAATTTATTTTCGGTTTTCTTTATATCTCGTTTACGTATATATGTTCCATCTGGTTGTTTTATCCATTTTACATCCTGTGTTACGAGTTTGTATCTGTTTTTTGGTATTTTTGAGTCCATTTTTTTATCCTAACAATGATCTATTTTTATCTGCCGATAAACGTCTTGTTCCTCTTCTGCGCTTTTCTTCAATTTGATCTGGGGTTAATGTTGGTTCAGCTGGCTGAGTTGGCTGAGTTGGCGATCCTTCCACGTTTGGAGTGCCTGTTTCTGGTGCAACCTCTTGAGGCATTTGAGGCATTTTAGGCATTATAGCTTTTGCTGCTTTTTCAAAAGGCTTTGCTATAGCTTTTCCAGCTTTTTTAAGCGGTTTGGTTATCTTTTTAACTGGTTTGGACATATCACCCCATCACATTGCTTAAACCTGTTTCTGATGTCGCTAAAAGCGATCTAGAGCCACTTCTTCCACGTAAGGCTCTAATTTGTTCTGCCCGCATTCTTTTTTGTTCGCTTTCTTGGTCTTTTAAAACCCGTTCTTGTTGCATTTGTTCCTTTTCAATTTTAACTTGGCTTTTTGTAGCAATGCTGGCTTGTTTTTTAGCCTGTTTTTGTTGCTGTTTTGCCGAATAAATACTAGTTCCAATAGCCAAGGCTGCTGGAATAATTGCGCTTGCCATGGTCAATACTCCTTTATAACTTCACAGCCATTTTTAACCAAAAACTTGTATAAATCAAAGGGACTTTTTGCTTTTCTCTTAATTGCTAACACATTGCAAGCTAAAATATGGCATAAATTTCCGCTATGGATTGTTTTTTCCCATCTCATTTGAGGCTTGATGTGCGTTTTCACTTTCACAATCGCGTTGCTTTTACCATGATTCTGCTTTAAGGACTTCAAAAATAAATTTTCCTCATTGTCCAACAGGCTGTCACTAAACAAGTTGATCTTTTCCACATCCAAAAAATAACCCCACGTTGTCCTACTTAAACAAGCCAATACGTCATTTTTCTTTAAAAAAATATAAACATGGCCAAAATCATAAAAATCCCGTTTTTCCCTATCAAAAAACCATGACAAAGTTTTAAATCTGATTTTATCAAAAAATTTGGTCACTCCATTTGTTCGGTCAAAAGGCAAAAATACCAAATAAAATTCCTGTTTAATGCGGAGGCTTTTCATCAATAAAACCTATATGCTGGCCGCAATACTACGGGTTTAGAAAATTTTGGCTTTCCTTTGGCTATTTGCTCAAAAAGCTGAGTAAAGCCCCACACAAGAGCATCTACCCTATCAGGCGATCCCTCCCCATCATATCCTGCCGCCGTCATCTTGCACATCTGCGCTTCTAAATTGGGAAACGTGCCCACATGCGATATACGGCCAAGGTTATATAAGGCACTGATAGGCTCTGCCCTCACATGCTTACCCTTTGACGCTCTCACCTCTATCACGCGCACGTTAGGACGCACGGCCATAATG